CATATTGCTCGCAAAGTCGTCACTTGAACACAATTACCGAAACGGGAGCTATTAAAATGCCAAAGATCCTGGCATTATAGCAACCATCACAGCGGAGAGATGCCGGAGCGGCTGAACGGACCGGTCTCGAAAACCGGAGTAGGGGCAACTCTACCGGGGGTTCAAATCCCCCTCTCTCCGCCACTATTCAAACACTTACAGCATTCCATTTCAGTGACCTGCCTCCCGATGAGAAAAATTGAGAAAATCCACTGAGAAAAAATTCTAGCGCCGAAGCATGCTCCGACGCCAAAGAATCATCTCATTTTCTTGTTCAAAGTCGGGCTGATTTTAACTTTCCTGTCGTAAACAAGTACCTGTGACTCTGTCTTATGACCACTGAATTTTTGCTTGTCTCTGCCAGATCCTTCATAGTCTGAGATCCCTTTAGCCTTTAGATCATGGAAGGTGCAATCAAGTGGCCTACCTAGTTCTTCAGAAGCCGCCTTTCTCGCTTTTCTCCATGCTTCATTAAATCCCTTATATGAATAACGCTCACCATACATTGTCCTGATAACAGGGCCATCCTGTCCCCATTCCCTGCAAATATCAACAGCCGCACTGAGACGCTCAGTCCAGGCTTTGATCTGTTTAATACCAGTCTTACCTTGCTGTATGAAAATTCCTTTATCAAGAATCTGATTCCAGTTCATTTTAAGTACATCAGAAACCCTTGCAGCGCATAGATACGCAATTTCCATCGCGGCTTTAACTGCAGGAGTCGCATGAGTGAAAATAGCAATGTACTCTTCATCGGTTATGTAGCGGTCGCGCTGGGGTTTAGGAAACTTATCGACACCAACACACGGATTACCTGGTACATAACCACGCTGATACCCCCAGCGGTATACACGAGACATTGAACTATGCTCGTGATTAGCCTGAACACGGCTTCTTTTACCACGTGCATCCATGTAGCGCCGGACGTGTTCAGGTTTAATGGCCTTTGCCTCTGCATCGCCGAAAACCGCTAACAAGTATTTTTCATGTGCCAGGTAATCTTTTTGTGTCCTGGGGGCAAGGTCTGCATAGTCAGCACTATTTAAAAATTTTTTCCACAATTGTTGAAAGGTGAGTAGTTTCTTTCGACCTTCAACGACTTTCTCGTAAGCTAACCAAACCTCCGCTTTAGAAGCGTTTGCTGGGGCTAGATTCTCGGTAGTACCTCCTGGCTTCCAGTAATAACCGGAAGGGCGGAAAAACACACCCTTCGGCATCCACTCATTACCAGGCGCTCTTTTGCGGCCCATATTATCTCTCTACAGCGTCAAAGTTCATGCCTGGAGTAGGCATATGGCCTGCTGGTGGAAGTATGCGTTGTACGGGATGGTTAATATGAAACCAGGTCGTTTTGATTGCTCCGTCCCGGCGTTCAATAAAAAAGATCCCGTTCTGCGTTAATACCTCTTTCTGCAGTGACTTTTGGGGCGAACCCGTGGCCTCTGTCAGTTCTTCATCAGTCAGGAAGCGATCGCTCATGAGTTGTTCTCCACTGAACCAGCTGCAACCGGTTATTTATTACTGCGATTTTAATTTAATGAGACTAAAAGCCATGAGAACTTCTAGACTATATCTTCTATAAAACTTAACAAATCCACAGTAGAACACGTAAAGAATAAATAGAGTTATGAATATTGATAAGTAATTGTATTTATGAGAGTCATTATCAAAGAAAGTCAAGGCTAACGCTAAAACTGAAATCCAAAAATTAAGCAAGAAAATGAAGCAAACATTTCGGCAAAATCCATACAGAGCAACGTAATTTTGTATTTTACTCTGATGGGTTTGAGAAAACTCATATGCAGAATGATAGGCGAACCTGAACAGATCACCATCTAAGTATTTGCTTTTATGTAAGCTTATGCCTAGGTTATGTTCATACGATTCACTAACCTTTTTCCACAGGTTCTCTGCTAGTTTTTTTGGCAATCCTCTGGAGTAGCAAAACTTAAATGTACACAGGTCAAGAAACATGATCGGTGAAGTAATTACCTTGATAATAAAGTTTCTTATTTTTTTCGTTTTATCGATTTTTCTTTTTTCAGTATATTTATCATTTATATTTTCAAATAAATAAATAGATGGATAATTGAGTGATTCATTCATATATTTCTCAATAAAGAAAGCTGATAGAATAGATACAAAGTGACCAGAGATATATGATGATACTATTAATGAAGCGTAATCTAATAGACTAAAAGCATTAGGTTGTGTGTTTATGAATTTAACTATCTGCATAGCAGGTTCTAACTCGTATGTAACTCCTACGAAATAAAGTAAGTAAAGGAATAAACCTCCTGGTATTAAATAACCTAAGAAATCATAAAATGAAAATGGATTTTGATTCATTATATACTCCATTTGTTGACTTTCTGATAAAATGATATGCGACTGATTTTAAAAGTTTTTTGACTTTCAGGCGATTTACATGATCTTTTCTAGCTTCTGTTCGCTCAATATTTCATCTTCTTCTTCAAGAACTATACTATGCACAGTTAGTGATTCAAGTTCATCATTTTTCCCCTTATCCTTCAACAATTCTTAGTTGCTCAATTGCAAATTGCGCCATAGCATCAGTTTTAATTTTAGCTACGATACAGTCAGTGCATCAAGTCTTTGGTTCATAGCTATCAGCATTGACGTAGCGAGTAACTTCTACATCATAGAAAGTTTCAACCTCGACATGACCCACAAAGCACTCAGGCTGAATGAATTTTCAGCGCCACATTCTCCGCAGCCAGCTGCCGTACCTTTTCAGGCAAACCATCAGGGCAATTATGGTTACCGTTTTTACTGCGCGACCAGGAAAAGCCGCAATCACAGTGAAACACGTCTCCGATCTCTTTTATGTTCATGCTGTCCACCATTCAATAAACATGCAGATACCAACAGTTACTACGGCAATCAGCACCCAGCAGATCACATCCAAAATGGCGGCAAACCGACGCAGGGTGTATTTGCTGTAATTCTCAGGTTCAAAATTCATTGCGCCTCCCCGAGCACCCAGCGCAGAGCCTCGGCATATTCACCGCTTGCATCTTCGAGGGCTTTTGCAATTTCCTTGCGTGATTTGATACGCGGCTTTGCTTCACCGAGTATCTGACGTTGCCGACGGGCTTTTTCGTGGCCTTTGGTACCAGCTGTCGCAAGCTCGATTTCTGCCACTTTTGTCCGCTGTTCTTCAGGTGGGAGCGCACCAAGCTGACGCGCTTGGGTAACGGTGACAGTTCCAGCCTCCACCGCTTCCCGGACGGCTTGTGTGGCATCCAACAGAGATAGTGTTGCACGCACGGTCTGAACGCTGCAGCCAAACAACACCGCAATGTCGTCCTCATCGAGCCCACGGTCGAGCGCGTCTGACATTTTTTTAGCCCGGCCAAGCGGTGTATCAGGTCGTCGAATTTCGTTTTCGCTGACCATGTATTTAGCCATCTGATTTGCTGAACCGCGCTTAACGACTCCAGGAACAAGCCGTGGGGCTTTACCCTCTTTCAAAAGGAGCTTATTTGCCTCCAGCGTATGCTTAACGCGCTGACGGCCTGCAACTACGCAGGTGAGCCCTGTTTCTGGGTCTTTCCAGACGATGATAGGCTCCAGTACACCCAGCTCCTTGATGTTCAGTACCATCCCTTCGTCGATCGGCAGGTTGATACGTTCATCGTAGAGAAGATGGGTTTTGTCGGTAACAAGATGCAGCTTTTCCGGTTCGAACATCAGAACGTTGGTTTTGCCGTTGGCGCCGTATACAAGCTTTGAGTCTTTAGCCATCAGAGAGCCTCCACGTTACGGAAGCTGGCGGGGCAAATTGCTTTCAAATCGCGCATAGCCTCTAGAACATGCATATTTGTGCGATTCTTGGTGTGTCGCTCGGTCAGACGATCACACTCTTTCGCCCAGGATTTGACCTCTGCGAGAAGGGCGTCACGTTCGGTGCGCGTCTGGCGCAGAGCTACATTCGAAACATCGAGGACGGTAGCCAGTTCCCTGATGATTGCTGCCTGTGCTGGTGGCATAGTTTTGGCTATTTCGTACGCCTGTTTAATCAGTTGATTTGCTGTCTTAGCCATCTTTTGTTCTCCATCTGACGCGCTGCAACGCGTAAATTTAGGGTGCAGCAACCCAACCCATGAGAGTGGGTGAATAGCTGATTAAAATTTCTTGCTGATGGGGGACCGCCACTGCAATGGCGGTACGTTAGTTCTCCACACAACAAAAAGAGCACTACCGCGTTCTGCCGTTCCATCCTGGCTTTTGGTACCGCAACGGCTGCGAGATGTTTTTTGCATGCCAGCGCTCTTTTGGTTGTGGCCTCGTCTCTTCCGAGGTGTCACACCTTTTCGCCGCGCTGGTGGGGCGCACGTCGTGCCTGAAACACTTAGCTTGCACATTCCGGTTGTTCTGAGAGGCATGGATAAAGGGACTCTCAGGCCGCTGCGGCACATGTGCCATATGCCGTAATGCTCACTACCACACCAGAGCATGTAACTACCGGTACTCGTGATGTGATTTAAATGTACCTTTAGTTACCAATATGGTCAAGAGAGCTATGTACTTTTTGTTACCTGTGGATTGAAAAAAAAGCCAGAAGGAGATCTGGCTCTAGAAATTAGTAACTTAAATGTTTTGGGTAATCTGAACCACTTTACCAACAATCCGGCAATTACCATCTATCGGGATGGGTTTAAAGGCAGGGTTAAGTGGCATCAAGTATGCGAAAGGGCTATCCCATACCAGCTTTTTAACGGTAGCTTCAGCAGAGCCGTCGAGTATTGCCACTACAATTTTTCCGTAAAGGTCATCCAATTGACCATAGTGCGGTTCAACAATAACGATCGATCCTTCTGGGATGGATGGCAGACCATGAGGGTTAGTCATAGACTCCCCGCGAACTACCAGTCCGAATGCTTCATTAGAAACGTTTGCAGTGGTTTGCGTCCATGAAATCACATCAGAAAGCCTTGAGCATGCATAAGTATCAGTCCACATCCCAGCTTGAACAGCGGAGATAATAGGAACTGCCGTGGGTGGCTTAAGGAACGGAATAACTTTTGTATCATCCGGCGTTTCCTCACCTCGACCGTAAAGAATCCATTCTGGAGTTGTCTGCAGCGCCACCGCCAGCTGATGGAGATTCTCACCATCAGGTTTAGTAGTGCCGCTCTCCCATTTAGTTACGGAAACACGGCTTACCCCTAAGCGTTTAGCCAGGGTCTGCTGTGTTATGTCGAGCTGGACTCGACGGGATCTTATTCGGTCTTTCATCTCTGTTTTCATGTAACCAATGTTACATTGATTCCTTGTAACTGTTGTTTGCTATTTAATGTACCTTTTGTTACCTTTAAGGCGTAAGTTAACCAGGAGGAACCATGCGTAAATCAGAAGTTATCGAACACTTCGGAGGCGTATCAAAAACCGCAAGTGTTCTTGGTATTTCCCACCCGGCAGTTTGCCGATGGGGTGAAGTCATCCCTCAAAAACAAGCATTCGTCATCGAACGAATTACGAAAGGCAAGCTGAAGTACGACGCCAGCCTTTACCAAAAGGCTACAGATTCAGCCGCTTGAAAGTAACTACAAAAGGAAAATCAATATGGTAGAGCCAAACCTCAAAGAAGCCGTCAAAGCAATGTGCAAAGCATATCCAGGTGGGCGCGAAGCAATGGCTGGCGCACTGGGAATGACGGTGACGCAGTTTAACAACAACCTTTACGAGAAAAACGGCTGTCGTTTCTTCGAAGTCAGCGAGCTGGAAGCGATGGAAGACATTTCCAACACGTCGTTACTGGCTGATTACTTCGCTCGCCGTCGTGGTGCTCTGCTGGTGGATGTTCCGCACTTGGAAGAGCTGGATCGCGTGGACTTGTTCAGCCGGGCAATGCGTACCTCTGCCGCCAGAGGACAGGTTGATCAGATTATCGAACAGGCACTTGAGGATGGGGTAATCGAAAGACATGAAGCTGAAGAAATCATGGTGCATCACCGCCGCCACTTGGCTGCGCGTGAAGAAGAGATTGCCGCAATTATCACGTTATTTGCACGCAAAAAGAAGTGACGCCAGCGAGTTGCAGCTCCTGGCGTCGTGGCGTGTCGTTATCAGTGGAGATTACTAACGCATGAACAGTTTATCAACACAATACCGCAGGTCGCAACTTGTAGCGCGGCCAGTTCCTGGTGGAGCAGGACCGGTGCAGTTCGTGTATGGGGTAAGAGTACCAGGCGGATTCGAACCTGTCTGCTACCAGTTTGCTCAGTGGGTGGTAGGGGACTTTAACGGCCAGGCAGAGAAAGTATGCGAGAGCTCAACCGATGGTTCAGAGATCACTACGGTGTCCCGGTCAGGGTCATACGCTGGGAGCCCCAAACACAGCGCGTTATATACCTGCGCGAAGGGTATAAGCACGAGTGTTTCAGCCCCCTCGAGCAGTTCAGACGAAAATTCAGGGAAATAGAGGGGTCTTATGAGCCTGTTAATGCCATCAAGGCCGATAGTCATCAATCCTGACCTTGCCTATAGCATCGGCCTGAATGAAGCCATTGCGCTGCAGCAGCTTAACTACTGGCTGCAGGAGACTAACTCAGGGCTGGAGCGTGACGGCGTACGCTGGATCTACAACACGACAGAGCAATGGCTGGAGCAATTCCCGTTCTGGTCTGAATCCACTCTGAAGCGCACCTTCACCCGGCTGAAGAGCCTGGGCGTGCTTAAAGTTGAGCAGCTGAACAAGTCCCAGCGCGACATGACGAACTACTACACGATCAACTACGAGAGCGAGCTTTTAGATGAGGTCAAAGTGACCAAATCGAAGAAGTCAAAATGCGCCGTTCCATCAGGTCAAAATGACACGATGGAAGAGGTCATTGTGAAACGCTCCACCGGGTCAAAACGAACCGCTGTCATCAGGTCAAATTGGCACGATGATCTTACAGAGAATACAACAGAGAGTACTACAGAGATTACAGGTAAAGACTCTTGTCCGGTTGCGCTGCAACCAGACCAGACCGATCCGGCTGCACTCGTTCTGGATCATTTTAATCGAGTAACTAATTCGACCTATGGCAAGGGGGGACGAACCAAAACGACGCTGGGTTATATCCGGGGACGGCTGGCCGAAGATTACAGCCCTGAAGACCTGATGCTGGTGGTTGACTACCTGAACGAGAAATGGGCTCAGGATCCGAAGATGAGCGACTACCTGCGGCCCAAAACGCTGTTTGCTCCCGAGAACTGCGTCGAGTATTTCGACAAGGCCAAAAAATGGGAGGCCGCCGGACGCCCAGCCTGGACTGGCGGCAAGTGGGTTAAACAAGACACGGCGTTCAAGTCCAGTTATTCCGACGTGGATTATTCAGTGCCAGCGGGGTTCCGTTCATGAGCAAGCCATTTCTGAAATGGGCAGGTGGAAAGTATACCCAGCTGGCTGACCTGTTCGTGCATATCCCGGCAGGGAAACGCCTGATAGAGCCATTCGTTGGTGGTGGGTCAGTATTCCTGAACAGCGATAAGCACGCAGATTATCTGCTGGCGGACGTTAACCCGGACCTGATTAATCTGTATCAGATGTTAGCGATCGTGCCGGATGAAGTGGAATTGAAGGCCCGCTGGATGTTCGAGCACATGCGGTCACCAGAGGGCTATGAGCTGATCCGTTCCGAGTTCAACGCTCAGACGCTGGATGCTACTGAACGCGCAGCTTCATTCCTGTATCTCAACCGGCATTGTTTCAATGGCCTGATGCGCTACAACCAGGCGAACAAGTTCAATGTGGGCTGGGGAGGCTACAAGGCCCCGTATTACCCGATGGATGAGATGAAAGCCTTCGCGGCTATGGCGCATAACTGCGTCTTCATGACTGCTGACTATCGCCGAACTATCAGCCTGGCCGGGAAAGGGGATGTGGTTTACTGCGATCCGCCTTACGAACCGATGCCGGGAACAACCGGATTCACCGCCTACGCCGCTGGTGGTTTTAACTGGGAGAACCAGGTAGACCTGGCGAAGCAATGCGTATCAGCCTTTCACCGTGGGGCTCGGGTAGTGATTTCTAACTCATCTGCACCGAAGGTTCTCGACCTGTACCGGGAGCATGGTTTTAACCTGCAATTCATCAACGCGCGCCGTTCGATCTCCTGCAAAAGCAGTACGCGGGAAGTCGCAAAAGACGTTGTAGCGATCCTTTAAGGGGGCTAAATGAAACTGACTTTACCATTTCCACCTAGCGTAAATAGTTACTGGCGCGCCCCGAGCAAGGGACCGCTGAAAGGCAGGCATCTGGTAAGCGAGACAGGGCGCAAGTTCCAGCAGGCAGCGAGAGCGGCGATTATTGAGCAACTGCGGGCCGTTCCCCGGCCATCCTCTGATCTGGCCGAGGTTCACATCGTGTTGTATCCGCCTGATCAGCGCCGTCGGGATATCGATAACTACAACAAAGCGCTGTTCGATGCCCTGACCCTAACAGGCGTCTGGGAAGACGACAGTCAGGTTAAGCGTATGCTGGTGGAGTGGGGGAACATCGTGAAGAAAGGGAAAGTAGAAATCACCATCCGACGTTTTCGTGCAGCTGTCTGACGTGGAGATGATATGAGAGCACTACTAACCCCTGAGATTGCCCCACGCATGGGCGTTGTTCTTCTTCGCCCTGGTGCTGATCTCATGCCGATGTTCAGGAGAGGGCGGGTACTGATTGAGCCTGCAACTGAAAAATACAGTGACTACGCAACCGGCGTCATCCCTCCCGCCACGCAGCCACTGGCAGAAGACCCGGTTTTGAAACCAGTATTCGAAAACAAAGATGTCATTCTGCGCGCGGGTGGTATCAGCTCGCTGGAAGCCGAGCTGGAGCGGCGGTTTGAATGCCAGTATCCGCACGGCTCGTGGCACAGCGAAAATTTTACGCTGTTACGGCATGAGCCTGGCAGCATCCGCCTTTGCTGGGCCTGCGATAACCTGCTGCGTGATCAGTACACAGAGACGCTGGCAGGCATTGCGCGTGAGAACCTGGTATCCTGGCTGATAACGGTCATCCGCTCACAGCTGGGGTTCAACGAAGACCATCAACTGACGATCCCCGAGTTGTGCTGGTGGCTGGTAATAAATAATCTGGCGCACGTCATTCCTGAATCGCTGGCCCGGAAAGCCCTGCGATTGCCGGAAATAAAGCATCAACCAGTGATGAAGGAGAGCGATATTGTGCCGGAGCCAGCGGCGAGCGAAGTGGTGCAGAAAAAAATTCTCGGTCTTCGCGTAGATCCTGAAACGCCGGAATCATTCATGCTGCGCCCAAAGCGCCGCCGCTGGGTAAACGAGAGCTGGACGCGCTGGGTTAAGTCTCAGTCTTGTGTCTGCTGTAACAAACAAGCAGATGATCCCCATCACCTGATAGGCCACGGACAAGGTGGAATGGGAACAAAAGCGCATGACCTGTTTGTGTTGCCGCTTTGCAGAGCGCATCACGACGAGTTGCACGCTGACACCGTGGCATTTGAGGAGAAACACGGCTCACAGCTGGAGCTGCTGTTTCGATTTCTGGATCGTTCGCTGGCAATTGGCGTGCTGGCTTAATTTAGTGGAGATGAGTTAATGCGTGATATTTCTTTGATACTGGAACGGTGGGGTGCTTGGGCTGCAATGGATAGTAGTGGTGTTGATTATTCGCATATCGCTGCAGGGTTCAAAGGACTACTCCCTCAAACTGGCAAAACACGGCTATGTTGTACCGACGATGATGCACTTATCATCGAAGGCTGTATGGCAAAGCTCCGCGGTAAGAAGCCCTACGAGCACAGTTTGCTTGTAGCCCATTATCTATTCGGTATATCAAAGCGTAAGTTAGCTAAGTCTCTAAAAAAAGACGAAAAAGTGATTCGCATTGAGATACAGATGGCCGAGGGCTTTGTTGATGGATGTTTAGCGATGCTAGATTTGCGTTTGGATATGGATATTGAAGTGAAATCTTGAAGCCAAGCCCGATTACTCGGGCTTATCTTCTACGTCTTTAACATACAAAATCACAGCGGATTTAATATCACCGTCTACGTGTTTTGCGTTAATGCTCAAATGCACAGGTTTTCGTTCCCACTCAGCGCGCTGTAGGGCTTCTTTGTTTCCTGACTCATCAAGGAAAATATCCTGTACAACGCAGGTTAGCCTTTGGTCAGAATCAACTCTGCGAACCTTAACCTTAAAGCTTTCAGGATCAGTGTTATTGACTTCCTCAATCCGGTATACACCGTCTATCCTGATTTCTACCGAACGGCGGCGGGCGTTTGTAACCAACTCTTTTGCAGTCTCTGAATCGATAGTTACGCCGTCAATTTCTGCAGTGTCAGAACGTACGAAAGACTTCACCATGGTTGTCTTTGCGTCATAAGACATACGATCCATGTTGTCCAGAAGAGGTTTTTGGGCAACCATTTCAGAGATTATCTGAAGGCGCTTCGTTTCTTCTTGGGTCATAACCTGCATTGCACGCAGGTGCTCCTTGTCGCCTTCTTTAGCGATCTCAGCGAGGCGAGTATCTTTACGGTTATCTAAAAAGCGTTTAAAGACGGTTACCCCGCCCCATATGACGGCAGCACCGAGAACTGTAAATACGATCTCTGTGGCGTTCATTTTTCCTACCAGTTCATGCGTAAGTTTGCTCAGGAACCCATCAATGTTTATCTCAACAAGTGACGACCCTTGCTCTACTGTAACTTCAATTTCTAGGGCATCAAGCTCTTCTTTTGTCAGCCTGCGAACATCTGGAGTGCCGTACTTTGCTAGTGCGTAAGATTTGTTGATTTGCGATTGCATCTCAACAAAACCCTTCATCACAGAGGGGGTAAGTGATTTGTTGAATTTATCACCTGTTAGCCTGATAGTTAGGCTAGGCCATCCATTGAAACTAATTTTTTCAGGTATGCCTTCTCCGCTCAGGTAACGCTCTAGTAATTCAAAAGCTTGTTGTTCAGACGCTACATCATACTGGATATCATCCAAAGATAGTCCCTCATTCTAAGCCCTGCGATAACTAAGTAGTTAGGCAAGAACTGCCTTCTTATTTTGCTGTGCGTAGGAAAAATAAAACAAAACCCGTCAAAAATCACTAACGCGGTCCGCATTTTCTCGTTTACTGTGTTAAGAATGGTCACTTAGGCACACTGCTTAATCATCGAAACCCTGCCACCAAGCGGGGTTTTTTGCTTTCCGGCGATACGGCAGGGGTATTCGTGAGATGCATTGCATCAGTACCCCTGTCACATCGTCGTAAAGCGACAACCACAATACCTAAGCCTCGGTACTAGCCGAGGCTTTTTTATTTGCACTCCGGTCAGGGCTCTTGGGTAGAGACGTGCTGCACGACACGTTAAAGCCCTCCGCGCAGAGCCATGAACCAGATTGCTGGTTTAGCTCAGTAATAAGAAAATTGCATGTCATCATTTGCTTACATCTTATTGACCAGAAAATTAACATGTTGTTAATCTATTCGTATGGTGAATCCCCCTATGCGGAGGGGCGACCAGTCACTTACAGTGATCTGTAAATGCAGCGCGGGCCATGTCGACTGGGACATGCTCACCGGGAGGCACCCGGCACCATAATGCAATGCTACTAAGCTATTTGGTAGTGGGGTTGCCGTTTCGGCTTCTCCAGCTATGTTTAAAAGGTAGTAGCGGAAAACGAGCTCTCTCCTGGTAAATCTGTAGCTCGGACTATTAGGTGCGTCTCGATCCGGTACAGAATCAGAACTATCTACCTTTCTGCCCGCCCGTTAGAGCGGGCTTTTTTTTGCCTGATTAAGACATTTCAACTAACCAAAACATTTAAGGGCTGCGCTATTGCGTGGCCTTTTTCATTTCAGGCTCACGGGAACCATCATCGATACGGCTCGTTGTTAAATCAGCCCGATGGGCCTGAACCTTTTCAAACACACAGCACCCCGTTAACCCGGAGGTGAACCTATGGCAAAGCATATGCAAGACAAAGAAAGCATGGCCGGACTCACCTGGCTGGCTCTGCTGATCATTGCTGGTTGGGGCGGCCTTGTCCGATTCCTGATGGATGTGAAGCAGGGCAAAGCAAAATGGAGCTGGATAAATGCTTTTGCGCAGATTGTGGTTTCGGCTTTTACCGGGGTTATTGGTGGGCTCATCAGCATTGAAGGTGGCCTGAGTATTTACATGATACTGGCCACTGCCGGTATCAGTGGTGCTATGGGTTCCGTAGCGCTCACGTATTTCTGGGAACGAATCACCGGAGTGAAAGCACAATGACAGCAGAACAGACTATCGAGGGGATCCTCGGCAAAGAGGGTGGTTATGTCGATCATCCGTCGGATAAAGGCGGGCCGACCCGCTGGGGCATCACGCAGACCACAGCTCGAGCACATGGTTACACCGATGATATGAGAAACCTGCCCAGGGAAACAGCAAAGCAAATTCTGCTCAGCGATTACTGGACCGGCCCCCGATTCGATCAGGTGGCAAGTTTATCTACGTTACTGGCAGATGAGCTATGCGACACTGGCGTGAACATGGGGCCATCGGTTGCAAGTAAGTTTTTCCAGCGCTGGCTCACTGCTCTGAACATGCGCGGGAAGTTGTATCCCGATCTTATCCCGGATGGAGCCATTGGCCCCCGAACCATCACCGCGCTTAAGGGGTATCTTTCCGCCCGCGGGAAAGAGGGTGAACAGGTTCTGTTGCGTGCGTTGAACTGCAGCCAGGGTGCCAGATATCTCGAACTGGCGGAGGGCCGCGAAGCCAACGAGGATTTTCTCTACGGCTGGGTTAAGGATCGTGTCCTGTGAAGATGATCATTTTCGCTTTGCTCGTGCTGGTGGCTGTGCTCGTTCTGTTAGTGCTGCGCAAATATACCCGGCTGGAGTTCGTAGGCCATGCCAGCCTGCTGCTGAAAACGTGGTCTGTAAAGCTGGGAGCTATCGGTGCTCTGGTTGGTGTATGGGCGCAGTCGTTCCCGGATGCTGCTCTGCACGCCTGGGCGATGCTGCCGCCGGATATCAAAAACATTCTGCCTCCAAACATCGTTGCGTTGATTAGCCCTGCGCTGGTGGTGCTGGCGGTGCTTTCGCAATACGTACGCCAGCCAGCATTGAAATCTAAGGCCGACGAACTGAAGGAGCCGCAGCAATGAGCTTCGAAATTATTGCGGGGCTGGTGGTCGTTATCCTGAGCGCTATCGCTGGCGCGTTTGGCATCGGTCATGCTCGCGGAACAAGTAAGGCGGAAGCCAAAGCCGAACAGCAGCGTACCGAAGAAAACGCCGCTGCTACTGTCGCCGCGGCAGAACGCCGTGCTGAAGTCACGAAAGGGGCCAGTGATGTACAGGAAGACGTTAAGCGTATGGGCGATGACTATGTTGATCGCGAGCTGCGCGAAAGATATACCCGCCCCAGTAGTCGTTGATACGGCCTGCAGCTGGGTGCGGATCATCTACCTGACTGACCACGATATCGATGTGCTGGATAAGCAGACCAAGCGCGACATTCTGGCGCACAACAAATCTGTGCTGGCCAGTTGCCCGCAATCAACCGAAAAGGCTACGAAATGAGTGAAGCAAACCGCAGGATGGCAGCACTGTAAAAGGCTACCGCACATTAACCGATGGCGACATTGAGCGGATGAACCGCCTCAAAGGTGTCAGCTGGCATTTTTGCAGTCTGCTCGATACAGAACGAGAGGTTGCAACGGCTGAAGTAGTCGAGAGTGGTAGTCAGGCCGAAACCGATAGAGCAGAGGCTTTGCGCTGCATGGCTATCGCGCGTACCAAAATGCAGGAAGCCTGTATGTGGGCATGCCGCGCAGTTGCCCGGCCAGATGCTGACTGTTAACCCCACTAAGGGATAAACCAGCCTTCATCCCCACGTGAGGATATTACAGAAGCCACTGACTGAGTGGCTTCGATAATGCTGAACCGAAAAATCGGGTTAAAACCTGATAAAAAACCCGTGGAGGAAATCCCAAAGCTACGGGGTGGCTGAACAGCCAGCGAATGAAGGATTGTAGCCACGTAGCTGGTGTATTTTCTACTGAGTGAGAATAAAAATGAGAGCCTGGAAGGCTTGAGAGTGGCTCATCCATGAGCTCACGGGTAGAACGGCAGACTTTGTCATGGCAGAGCAAAGTCATAAGTTATTTTAGGTAACATTTCGGATATAACAAGCGTAGCGGGGTATTCCTAATAATGGAGCACCGCAGCTATAGCTTTACAGGAGCCATTCACCGAGTGGCTTCGATAATGCTCCCCACATCGCACAGAGGTAAGACATGGCAGAGATCACACCAGCAGAACAGATTCGACTAAATCTGCTTTCCACCCTGAACTACGACACAGCAGCAGCAAAAGAGGCTATTGCGTTCGTTCAGGATAGCCAACTCAAATATCAGCTGTTCATCCAGCAATACAACCGCGTGACAACTGAATCAGAAGTTGTGGCGCGGACCATCAAAGCGGTTCAGGAGTCGGCGGAAGCGTTAGCGCTGTTTGATACCGCGGCTGAGCAGGCCAGTTAAGGCATTACAGCAGGCATTCACTGAGTGCCTGTGATAATGCTTTTAACACAAAGTTCGTAAGCATATTATTAAGTCTCAAAATCTGTGATAGAGGGGGAGCTTATGCGTTGTGTTAAATGTGGTTCCGAGCACGTTGATACTAAAAATTACGGGAAAAAAGTTGGTGGTAGTTTAGGTGCTGTAGCTGGTGCCGCTGGGGGGTATGCTGGAGCAACTTCTGGCGCTGCTGCTGGTGCTGCTGCTGGTGCTGCTATTGGTACAGTCGTGCCATTAGTTGGGAACATAGTAGGCGCGACTCTTGGCGGTATTGCTGGTGGTATTCTTGGGGCTATTACGGGTGGCGGTGCCGGGGCAACAGCAGGTGCATTTGCCGGAAAAATGGTTGACGAAAATATCTTGGATAATTGTGTTTGTTTAGATTGTGGGCATAAGTTCACCGCTAACAACTGATATGTAAAGTTATCGACTTAGATAAAAGCCCCGTGTTAATGCGGGGATTTTTATGCACCTCGTACGTGCTGTCTAACGATATATTTCAGTAGTGAACCTCGGGTATTCCGCTTTATCGGGAAGTATTCCCGTTCGGCAGGCTCACATCTAAGAGGAAAACATAATGCGCGAATTTATCACCGTGTATCTCAATGGCATTAAGGTAAAGTACGCCTTTACTGTTGACGATGAGAAAGGTGAAGTGATTGTCGCTGTGCGCGATAGTCGTGGACACATCCCCGCCGAGAACGGAGAGGTGAAGCGGCAGACATTGTACGGCACAGTGAGATGATAGAGCGCGCGCCCAAATAACAGGACCACCACATGAACAAAGAGCCCCGTATCTACGGTAGCAAGTGGGACCGAGAGCGTCTTATCTTCCTACGTGCGCACCCCTTGTGCGTCATGTGCCAGGAGCAAGGCAGGGTGACAGCGGCAACGGTGGTTGACCACATCATCCCGCACAAACTGAAAGAGGCTCTGCGCTCTGGTGACTGCCAGGAAATAGCGAAGGCTCAAAAGCTTTTCTGGAGCCGGAAGAACTGGCAAGGGCTGTGCAAGCAGCACCACGACTCAACGAAGCAGCGAATGGAGAAGCGTGGCACCGTGATCGGCTGCGATGAAAATGGGATGCCTCTGGACCCGGCTTCTCATTGGTTTAAGTGATAACCATTATCAATACACTTCAAAAGTGATTGTCATTTGAAATCATTAGCATTCAAGTGATATCGATTCTCATCTGATGGGGAGGGGCGGGTCAAAAGTTCAGAACCTCGAACCCAAATGACCGCCGCCAGTCCTTTTTGTGCACAACCGCGAAATGAAAAGTTTTTTTCCGGGAGGTTCCGATGGCAGGACGACGCCCGAAACCGACCCACCTCAAAGTGGTTACCGGCAACCCGGGCAAACGCAAACTTAACGACAAAGAACCATCGCCAGCGCGAGAAATCCCAAGCCCTCCAGAGCACCTCACTGACTGGGGAAAGGTGGCGTGGGGGAAGCTGACCGTGCTGCTGGATGGCATGGGCATTTTAACCATTGCCGATACGCTGGCGCTCGAACGACTCTGCGATATTTACGCCGACATTCTGCAGCTTCGCCTGACTATTGCTGACGAGGGGCGAACTTACACCGTGCAGACAGAGGGCGGGTTTTTGATTAAGGCTAACCCGGCGGTAGCCATGCTGGCCGACGCTGATCGCCGTTTCAAAAGTTACCTGGTTGAATTCGGTCTGACTCCGGCCGCCAGAACGAAGGTGAAAGTGGATGGTGGAGAAAAAGAAGAAGACCCGCTCAACCAGTTCTTCGGTTGATCCCGCCACGCAATATGCGCGTGATGTAGACTCCGGCAAAGAAATCGCCGGTCCTGATATTAGAAACTCCTGTAAACGACATCTCAGGGATTTGGAATCCTGCCATGCTCGCGGGTTGGTATGGGATGTTGCAGCGGCGCAGCGTGCCATCGACTTTTTTGCAAAAGTACTGAAGCTCAACGGCGGTGAGCATGAGGGCAAACCCTTTAACCTGCTGCCGTGGCAGTGCTTTATTGTAGGTTCGATATTCGGCTGGAAAAACTCAGACGACTATCGTCGGTACCGCATGGCTTACGTCGAGTCAGGCAAAGGCTCTGGCAAATCTCCACTTGCAGCGGGCATTGCTCTTTACTGTCTGGTTGCTGATAAAGAACCTCGCGCAGAAGTCTACGCAGCGGCGACGAAAAAAGACCAGGCCATGATCCTTTTTCGTGATGCTGTCGCGATGGTGGATCAGTCCCCTGCGTTAGCACAGCGAATAAATAAATCAGGCGGCGCCGGGAAAGAGTGGAACCTTGCGTTTCTTCAGACCGGCTCATTTTTCCGGCCTATAAGTTCGGATGATGGGCAGTCAGGGCCACGCCCACACTGTGCTCTGATTGACGAAATTCACGAGCACAAAAACAACCAGGTTGTGGAAATGATGCGCGCCGGGACGAAAGGTCGTCGCCAGGCGTTGATTTTTATGATCACTAACAGCGGCCACGACAAAACCAGCGTCTGCTACGACTATCACGAGTATGGGCGGAAAGTTGCCGAAGGCTCGATTGAGGATGACAGTTTCTTTTCTTTCATTTGCTCCCTGGACGAAGGAGAAGACCCATTCAAGGACGAGTCCTGCTGGAAAAAAGCAAACCCCTCTCTTGGTCATACTTTTACCGATCGCTACCTGCGTGAGCAGGTTACTCAGGCTCGGGGGATGCCGTCGAAGGAAAGCATTGTTCGGCGGTTAAACTTCTGTCAGTGGGTGGATGCCGATAACCCCTGGATGAGTAGCGATGTGTGGATGGGGTGCGAAGAGGACTTTGACCTGCAGGAGCTGCAGGGAGAAGAATGTTATGGCGGCCTGGACCTTTCAGGAACTCGAGACCTTACGTCTCTGGCGCTCTTTTTCCCTAAAAAAAGAAAGCTGCTGGTGGAGTTCTGGACACCAAAAGATACTTTGCTGGATAGAGCGAAAACAGACCGCGTACCTTATGACGCATGGGAACGGGGAGGCCATATTCATACCACTCCCGGAAAGGCGGTGAAATATGGCTTTGTTGCCGAGCGCATTGCTGATCTTTCCATGTTGTTCGATATCAAGGCGATCGCCTTCGACCAGTACCGCATCAAATATCTTGAACCGGAACTGGAAAACGCTTCTGTATCAGTACCGCTTATTCCTCACGGGCAGGGATACTACAAGGCGCAGGATTCAGGACTGTGGATGCCTCATTCCATCGAACTCTTTGAACAGATGCTGGATGATGGCGTAATCATTATTAAAACTAACCCCTGCCTCCGATGGAACGCTGCTTCCGCCGTAACCGAAGCCGACCAAAAAGAAAACCGCATATTCGCCAAGAAAAAGAGTACTGGTCGAATAGATGGTGTGGTTGCGTCAGCGATGGCAATTGGTGCTGCGGAAGGTTACGAGCCTGATGATGGTGATATTGAGGGCTTTTTTGACGATCCGATCATAGTGGGTATCTGATGGCTAAGAATAAACAGCAACCAGGGCGCGTTAAGAGCGCCCTTTTAAACTGGCTTGGTGTTCCCATAGGCCTGACTACCGGTGAATTCTGGCAGGAGTGGTTCGGGACCAGCAGTAGCGGAAAAGTTGTCACCGCTGACAAAATTATCAGGCTTTCTACCGTCTGGGCGTGCGTGAGGCTCTTGAGTGAGTCGGTATCCACGCTTCCGCTAAAAATTTACGAGAGACAGTCAGATGGATCTAGAAAACTGGCTCAGAATAATCTTGCATACCAGATATTATGCAGGCGCCCTAACCCGGAAATGACACCTTCCCGTTTCATGCTGATGATTGTGGCCAGCATTTGTCTGCGTGGTAATGCTTTTGTCGAAAAGTTTTTCATTGGTAACAAGTTGGTATCAATGGTTCCGCTTCTTCCTCAGAAAATGGTTGTAAAGCGACTCGATAGTGGAAAATTACAGTACACCTACACGGAAAATGGCGTTCCGCGGATCATTCCTTTAGACAGGATGATGCATATTCGTGGGTTTGGTCTCGATGGCGTGTGCGGCATGATGCCGACAATGGCCGGGGTTGACGTTTTCGGAGCTGCTATGTCGGTTGATGAAGCCGCGGCAAAAATCTTCGAAAATGGCCTGCAAAGTACTGGTTTCCTGTCTTCAAAAACGGCGCTTAATAAGGAACAGCGAGAAAGATTGCGTAAAAACCTTCAGTCTTTTATTGGTTCTAAAAACGCCGGGAAACTGATGGTTCTGGAAAATGAACTGACTTACCAGAATGTCACTATGAACCCGGAGGCCGCTCAGCTCCTTGAAAGCCGTTCATTCAGTATTGAGGAAATTTGTCGTTGGTTTCGCGTACCGCCATTTATGGTCGGCCATACGACAAAACAATCCAGCTGGGCTTCGAGTCTTGAAGGGATGAACATGTTGTTCCTGACTCATACCCTGCGTCCTCTCTTGGTCAATATTGAGCAGGAAATATCGCGGTGTCTTCTGAACAGTGATGAGGACTTGTTTGCTGAGTTCTCCGTTGAAGGGCTTCTGCGCGCCGATAGCGCAGGACGTGCGGCGTACTATACCAGCGCCCTGCAAAATGGCTGGATGTCGCGCAACGATGTGCGAAGGCTGGAAAATATGCCGCCAATTGAAGGCGGTGATATTTATACAGTTCAGCTCAACCTGACTCAGTTGAAGAATCTTGAAAACAGCAACCCGGCGGTTCAGGCGCTGGCTGTAAGAGAACTTCATAACCACGTATTCCCTGATATTCCTTTCGAGCAATCGCCACTTAAACAGGCTGCTTAGGAGCCAATGCCCATGACAATTAGACAACTTCCGGTTGCTCCGGCGGGGCGCCCGTGCGCGGGTGTTACCAGTGAGCCCCAGCCATCAGCGCTTGAGCGCTGGAATGGTGGGATCAGGGCTGCATCCGATAATGACAACTCCATTTCTATTTTTGATGTTGTTGGACGCGATTACTGGGATGAGGGGGTCACGGCAAAACGCATCTCCGGTGCACTACGTTCAATGAACGGTGCAGATGTGACGGTAAACATCAACTCCCCTGGCGGCGATATGTTTGAAGGACTGGCAATTTACAACCTTCTCCGCGAGTACCAGGGGAAAGTCACTGTAAAAGTGCTGGGCATTGCTGCCAGCGCCGCTTCGATTATTGCTATGGCCGGGGACGATATTCAAATCGGGCGCGGTGCCTTTCTGATGATCCATAACTGCTGGGTAGTAGCGATGGGAAACCGCCATGATTTTGCGGAATTATCGACTTCTCTTGAGCCATTTGATACCGCTATGGCCGATATCTATTCAGCGCGTTCAGGGCTTGATATCGCGACCGTACAGCAGCTTATGGATGCGGAAAGCTATATCGGAGGCAGTGATGCAGTAGAAAAAGGGCTGGCAGACAGTCTGCTTTCTGCTGATGCAGTAAGCGACGGTGATGACTCCCCGTCTTCCGCGCTACGCAAACTTGATGCACTGCTTGCGAAAACGAATACCCCCCGGTCTGAACGCCGGAAATTAATCAAAGCTTTAACTGGTAACACGCCGGGCGCTGTTACCGATCCCGATGGTATGCCGCGCGCTACCCAACCCAACCCTGAAATTTTAGCTGAGCTGGATGTCGCATTAAGCGGCCTGGCTAACGCATGCCAGTAACGGAGAACGTATGTCTGACGTAAACGATATTCTGAAAAAAGTAACCGCCTCCATTGAAGAGGCGACCAGCAAATTCAACGCCAAGGCTGAGGATGCTCTGAAGGAGGCGCAGAAGTCCGGCAGGCTTTCTGAAGAGACAAAGGCTTCAGTGGATAAGATGGCGACTGAACTTAACGCCATGCGCGAGGCAGAAAAGTCCCTCAAAGCCGCACTCGGCGAACTGGAGCAGCATGTTGCGCAGATGCCGCTGGCAAATGCTGCAAAAGTGGTCGAAACCGTAGGGCAGGTGGTGATTAACTCAGAAGCACTGAAAACCTTTTCGGCGAGCGTGGAAGGCGGCAAGCGCCTTAGTATTCCGGTTAATGCAGCCCTGCTTTCGACAGGCGTTGCTGATGGTGTTGTTGAGCCCCAGCGTTTGCCGGGTATCGATACCATGCCCAAACAGCGACTGTTTATCCGTGATCTGATTGCTCCTGGTCGTACCGGCGCGCCTGCAATTTTCTGGGTGCAACAAACCGGGTTTACTAATGCGGCAAAAGTTGTCGCAGAGGGTACCCCCAAACCGTACAGCGATATTCAGTTTGCAACCAAAATCACCCCGGTCACCACCATCGCGCATATGTTCAAGGCGTCCAAGCAGATCCTGGATGACTTTGCCCAGTTGCAGTCGACGGTCGACGCGGAAATGCGCTATGGCCTGAAGTATGTGGAGGAACAGGAAATTCTGTTCGGAGACGGTACCGGCGTTCATCTTCACGGCATTGTTCCACAGGCAACTGCCTTTGCTGCCGCTTTTGAAGTCGAGCAGCAGAACGGCATTGATGATCTGCGTCTCGCTATGCTTCAGGCGCAACTGGCGCGCTTCCCGGCGTCCGGTCACGTTCTGCACTTTATTGACTGGGCGAAGATTGAGCTTACAAAGGACACGCTGGGTCGTTATATCCTGGCAAACCCGGCGGCGCTGACCGGGCCCACCCTGTGGGGGCTGCCGGTGGTGGCGACCGAAGCGCCGGCATTTCAGGGTAAGTTCCTGACCGGTGCATTCAACGCGGCGGCGCAGCTCTTCGACCGTGAAGATGCCAATGTTGTTATTTCTACTGAGAACGCCGACGACTTCGAGAAGAACATGATCTCGATCCGCTGTGAAGAGCGACTGGCATTGGCAGTAAAACGGCCGGAGGCATTTATTTACGGCTCCTTCACTGTACCGGTTGCTGGCGGTCAGTAATTTCTCTGGCGGCCTACGGGCCGCACTTTTCGGGGTAATACCATGAAACTTATCGCGGTGAAACCGATTTACTTTGGCGGGGTAGTGGTGACGGAAGGCGAGCCACTGGAGACCCTGGAACAGCATGGACGTGAGCTGGTTAAAAAAGGTTATGCACGGCTGGTAGATGTTGATAATTCTGCGCAGCCGGAACAGCCGGAACAGCCGGAACAGCCGGAACAGCCGGAACAGCCGGAAACTGTTCCAGAGAAGAAGGCTAAAAAATAATGTTAGAACTTGAAGTGGTTAAAGAGCACTGTCGCATTGAGCCTGACTTTACCGATGACGACTCACTATTGACCCTCTACATCGGAGCTGCTTCTCGTTATGTCGAAACATGGACTCGTCGCAAAATGTATGAGTCCGAAACCAGCGAGGGGTATGCAGATGATCCTGATTCAATTCTCCCTGGCGATGATGTGAAAGCAGCGATGCTTCTGCTTATCGGTCACTGGTACGAAAACCGTGAAACGGTCTCTGTCGGTCAGGCTGCTACAGATATTCCGTTTACTGTCGAGGCACTTCTCCAGCCTTACAAAATTTATGGTATTTAAGCGGGGGAATTATGCAGGCAGGACGATTACGGCACCGGGTCACCATTCAGAACTTCACAACCTCCAGAACACCTTCAGGTCAGCCGGTTGAAAAATGGGAAGATGGAAAAACCATCTGGGCCGAGGTTAAGGGTATAAGCGGTCGTGAGCTGTTAGCCGCTGGCGTAGAGCAAGCTGATGCGACAATCCGAGTCTGGGTGCGTTTTCGTGCAGATATCTCAGCTTCTTCCCGCCTGAAAGTACGCACCGGCCCGTTTAAAGGTGCCGTTCTTAACGTTACCGGGCCTCCGGTTCCGGATATCAAAGGTACCCGGCTGGAAATTCTCTGCAAACAGGGGACCGAAAAATGATTGATGTGAATCTGGATTTTTCCGGGCTGCAGGATATCGCCCGCGATCTGCAAACGCTCAGCAAGGCCGAAAATAATAAAGTTCTCCGGGATTCGACCCGTGCTGGCGCCGAATTGCTCCGCGAGGAGGTGATTGATCGCGCTCCTGAGAAATCCGGAAAACTGAAGAAAAACGTTGTTGTCGTCACCCAGAAAAGTCGCCGTCGCGGTGAAATTTCATCTGGGGTGCATATTCGTGGCGTTAACCCGCGAACGGGGAACAGCGACAATACAATGAAGGCCAGCAACAAGCGGAATGCGTTTTACTGGCGCTTCGTGGAGCTGGGAACATCTACGGCGCCAGCACATCCGTTTGTTCGCCCTGCCTTTGATACCCGCATGGAAGAAGCTACGCAGGTGGCGATGCAGCGGATGAATCAGGCTATCGATGAGGTGTTATCAAAATGACAGAGGATGATCTCTATGACCTGCTGTCGTCGCTGGCAGACGGGCGGGTTTATCCGTATGTGGTGCCGCTAGGCAGCGACGGACTTCCTGCAGTTTCCACTCCCTATGTCATTTTCTCGATACCGACTGATGTTGCCGGGGATGTTTTTTGTGGCCAGGCAGAGTCGACACTGCGCATTCAGGTTGATGTATGGGCTGAAACGAATGACGAAGCCAGAGCGTTACGCCTGGACGCCCTGGCTCGCCTGCAGGTTCTTTCACCTGTCGAGGTGACAAAAATTCCTGGCTACGACACGACAACCCATCTTCATCGGGCAACCCTCGAAATAACGGTTATTGCCTGACAAAAACCAATCCAATCCGACCGCCGCTGGCGGTTTTTTCATTTATGGAGGCTGCGATGTCAGCACTATTTGAACGTGCCCAAAAAACGGTAGTAATGATTACCTCTGTGCCGGTCACCGCGGCAGAGCTGGATACGGCAACCTGGTTAAACCTGAGTTGCACTATCAAACAGGCCAGCTTTACCGCTGGTCAGAAAAACGATATTGACGTGACAGTGCTGTGTTCGGATGAAACGGAAAATATCAACGGCCTTCCTGCTCCGTCTGAAATGTCACTTTCCGGTAACTTCTACCGCAACCCTGCGCAGGATGCACTTCGTGCAGCATACGATAACGACGGGGTTTATGGATTTAAGGTTATTTTCCCGTCTGGTAATGGATTCCTGATGCGCGCTGAGGTACGTCAGCACACCTGGGATTCTCAAACCAACGGTGTTGTTGCTGCAACGTTCTCCCTGCGCCTGAAAGGTAAACCCACCAATATTGACGCCCCAGGAGTCCTGTCTTTTGCTACTGACCTTCCGGCGTCCCAAACGGTCGCGGCAGGAAGCGCCCTGACTATGGGCGTGGTCGTCCAGGGCGGTACGGAACCTTATACCTACGTCTGGAAAAAGGGCTCAACGGTAATCAGCGGCCAGACCAGCGCAACGTTTACGAAAGCCAGCGCTGTATCCGGTGATGCCGGGGTTTATTCCTGCGTGGTTACCGATGCCGATGGCACCGTTATCACCTCTGCTGATCACACCGTCACCATCAGTTAACGGAGCGCCGGGAGACCGGCGATAAACTTAATGTCAAAACCGAGTCTTAAAGCACTGGCACTTGCCCCGATGGCGGGCTTTCGTAAAAAAGAAGTCTCCGTTCCGGAGTGGGATAACGCCAAAGTCATCATTCGTGAGCCATCAGCAGAAGCCTGGATTCGCTGGCAGGGGATTGCCAGCCCGGAACCACCAAAACCACCGGAAGGGAAAGAAGCGCCAGAGGTACCTGAACTCACTCCCGCAGAACGAGCCTTCCGCACGATGCGGGCCGACGTCACGCTTTTCATCGATATTTTGCTGGATACCGACCTGCAGCCCGTCTTTACTGTCGATGACACCGAACAGGTTGAAGCGATCTATGGCCCCGTGCATTCGCGGCTGTTGAAGCAGGCGCTCGATCTCATTCGTGACGCGGATGATGCTAAAGCAAAGTAAAAATGCCTGGCATGCAGTTCCTGATGGCGCTGGCGCTCCGGATGGGCCGCACGCTGGGCGAACTGCGACAAACCATGACGGTCGGCGAATTCCGGATGTGGGCTGAATACGACCGTATCAGCCCAATCGGCGATATTCGCGGCGATATTCTCAATGCTCAGCTGGTATCTGCGGTTTACGGAGCGCAGGGCGTTAAAGTCACCATTGAAGATGCTCAGCTTCAGTGGGGCACAGAAGAGGATGAGGTAAACGACGGCGGCGATCCTTTTGCAGGGCTGGAAGCGGCGCTGCTGGCTGCGTCAGCATAGCCAGTAATAATTCGTGTGGATGCCACTCATAACAGGTGTTATGTTGTTTTTTTGACACACGGAGTGCTTTAAATGACTACTGCTGGCTGGATATTATTATTTGTTTTTGCTCGCCTCATTGATCTTGTTATCTGGTATTTCCTGAACAGAGGAAGCGTAAGAGCTAATGATCAGATCGCTATGCTTAAAGAAATCTCTGAAAAGCAAAGTGCTCAAATTGATCTTCTGATTGCACTTGCTCATAAAAAAGAGGAACCAGAAAAAGATTATCTGGAAGAAGCAAGGAAAAAAGCTGGTTTAATTTAATAATATTGAAATCATAAAAAGCCCCACAATGTGGGGTTTTTTGTTTCTGAGGAAATGAAATGGCAACCCTGCGTGAACTTATCATTAAAGTTTCTGCTAACTCTCAGTCATTCCAGACCGAGATAGCCCGCGCGTCACGTATGGGGGCTGATTATTATAAGACAATGCAGAATGGCGGCAGGCAGGCTGCAGCTTCAGTTCGGGAAACTCGCCGTTCTGTTGCAGAGCTAACTGACCAGATGGAGTCAGCAAAGGCTACCGCACTTGGATTGACCGGGGCATTTGCTGGTGCTTTTGCTACGGGGCATTTGATATCCCTGGCTGATGAATGGAATTCAGTAAACGCCCGCCTAAAACAGGCATCTCAATCAACTGATGATTTTACCAGCTCTCAAAAACAGCTGATGGATATCAGCCAGAAAACGGGCACATCTTTTTCTGACAACGCTAATTTATTTTCCCGTTCAGCAGCCTCAATGCGGGAATATGGTTACAGCTCCAGCCAGGTGCTGGATATTACTGAGGCTATTTCTACTGGTTTAAAACTTTCTGGCGCGAATGCTCAGGAGTCCAGTTCGGTCATCACTCAGTTTAGCCAGGCTCTGGCGCAGGGCGTGCTGAGAGGTGAAGAATTCAATGCCGTCAACGAGAGCGGCGACAGGGTTATACGGGCGCTTGCGGCAGGGATGGGGGTTGCGCGTAAAGACCTTAAATCTATGGCGGATCAGGGGCAGTTAACCATTGATAAAGTAGTGCCAGCCCTCATCAGCCAGCTTGGTAAGCTACGGAATGAATATGGTGAATTGCCGCAGACTGTTTCATCGTCGGCAACAAAAGTTGAAAACGCTTTTATGCAATGGGTCGGTGGAGCTAATGAAGCGAGTGGCGCGACAAATACCCTGACCGGATTACTTGATGGCGTAGCCAACAATATTGATCAGGTCGCCACTGCTGCCGGAGCGCTTGTTGCCGTTGGTGCAGCCCGATATTTGGGAAATATGGCTCTTGGTGCCAGCTCTGCAACGGCTGGGATTATTAACGCCGCAAAAAGTGAAGTAGCTTTAGCTGAAGCCCAGGTCAGAGGGACGCAGGTTTCGACAGCTCGCGCGCGTGCTGCAGTTTATCGTGCCCAGCAGGCACTGGCAGAGGCGCGGGGTACAGACGCGCAGGCCGCCGCAGAAAAACGGCTCTCACTGGCGCAGGAGTCACTTAACCGTAATATTCAGGCCAGAGTATCCGCTCAGACTGCACTGAATTCGGTTACTGCTGTAGGTTCCCGGCTCATGGGGGGAGCATTAGGCCTCGTTGGCGGTATTCCTGGGCTGGTGTTGCTTGGTGCCGGTGCCTGGTACACGATGTACCAGAATCAGGAGCAGGCCAGATTATCCGCTCAGGAATATGCAAACACCATTGACGCTGTCCGTGAAAAGACAAAATCAATGTCCCTGCCCGAAGTTTCTGATAATGAGACCAAAACCCGTCAGGCGCTGGAGGAGCAAAACCGTCTTGTTGATGCCCAGGCATCTAAAGTAAAAAGCCTGAAGGAAGAGATCGCGGGCTATCAGTATGTCCTGTCTAACCCCGGCCCGACAACCAGCGGTGGTTTCATGATAAACCACCTGACTTCGGTCGAAACGGTCACCCGTGGTCTGGAAGAAGCGACTTCCGCTCTGGCCGTTGAACAGGAGAGGTTAGCTCAGATGCAGGCTAAGTCTGAGTCGATCCAGTCGGTACTGGAAGGGATAGAGAACAGGCGAATAGCATTAATCCGGCAGCAGGCTGCAGAACAGAATTCAGCATATCAATCGTTATTAATGATGAACGGTGAGCATACTGAATTTAACCGTTTGCTGGGTCTCGGAAATAATCTTCTCATGGCCCGACAGGGGCTGGTAAACGCACCAGTACGCTTACCACAGGTAGACCTGACAACCCAGCAAACGGCTGCACTTGAAAAAAGCCGTCGTGATCTGGCGCTTTCAAAACTCAAAGGTGAGGACAAAGAGCGCGCACGACTGGGTTATGCTGCGGATGACCTGGGGTTAACTAACGACCCACAGTTTCAGACCGGACGGCAGGAGTTGATTAATAACGGCCTGAATGAATGGAGAAACAACCAGGAAAATAAACCCAAGCCAAAAGGAAGGCATGGGAAAACCGAGGCGGAGAAAACCGAAGATACCTATACCCGGCTGATTAAACAGCAACGGGAGCAAATTGCTCTTTCCAGCCAAAACACTGAACTGGCAAAGATGAAATATCAGGTTACTCAGGGGGAATTATCTTCGCTTGAAAAATCCAAAAAGGAAACGTTGCTGCACAATGCGGCACTTATTGATCAGAAAAATATCGCTGAACAGTTAAAAACATTCCGCGAAGGTCTGGCCGACAGTAATGCTGCCGCCCGGGAAAGGGGGAATATCGATTTCCTCGGCGCGGGACAGGGGGATAAAGCCCGTGACCGAATGAAGGAAATGGCTGATATTCGCGCTGATTTTCTCAGGCAGCAGCGTGATTTACAGCGTGATTTCAGTCGTGGGCAGATTTCCGAAGACCTGTATAAAAAGCAAACGGAAGCGCTTAAAACAGCGCTTGCCGAACGCCTGGATATTCAGGAGGAGTATTACAAAAAAACCGATGAACAGCAGTCAGACTGGCGGGCAGGGATCAGCGATTCCCTGATGAACTATGCCGATCAGGCTTCTGATCTGAGTTCAATGGCTGCCACTGCAACCAGTGAGCTTCTGGATGCCACCACTAACTCTATCTCCAACAACCTGACAAACGTCCTGACGGGTGCCGCTTCGTTTAAAGATGGTATGTCGAATATCTTCAGCTCTCTTGGTGAAACGGTGATTAAGACGCTGATCCAGATGGCAACACAGGCGTTGATCACCAAAGCGATTATGGCGTCATTTGGCGGCGGAGCGGGTGGGTTGTTCGGTAGTCTTTTTGGCGGTGCCAGCGGTGCGGCAAGTAGTGGTACCGCTATTCAAAGCGCGGGAGCTAATTTTTCATTTAACGCTCTCGGAGGCGTTTACGATTCTCCGTCACTTTCTGCCTACAGCAATGGTGTTTACAGCACTCCCCAATATTTTGCGTTTGCGAAAGGGGAAGGTGTATTCGGCGAGGCCGGGCCGGAAGCCATCATGCCCCTTACCCGTGGCGCTGATGGTTCGCTGGGGGTCAGAGCTGTTGGGCGGGAATCGCCGGCGGTACAGAACGCTGCGAAGCAGATCCAGGCACAGCCACGAATTGCTGTCAGCGTAGATGCCAGAAGTACGTTCACCGGTAAACCGGATGACATAACGATGCAGGCAATTGAGCGAAGGAATGACGCTCTGGAACAGCGGATAGTTAACACCTTAACCGCCGAAGTAAATAACCCCCAGAAGAAATTCGGTCGGGCTATTTATTCAAATCTCCAATCTAAAAAACCAAGATAGACCTGCCCGGAGGGAATATTCATGGCAGATATTTTCTACCCGGATGAATACCTGCCCATGCCGCTTATGGACGGGTACGGGTTTAAGCCCATATCACCTTTACTGCGAACGGAGATGACGTCCGGTCGCGCTCAACAACGAAGGCGATATGCCTCAACACCCACCCAGGCATCAGTTAAATGGATTTTTAAAACTGATGCTCTGGCGCAGGTGTTTGAGGCGTTTTTCAGGGATGCGCTTAAAGATGGCCAGTCCTGGTTCTATCTGAAACTCCAGACTCCAGTCGGGGTAAAGCCCTATAAAGCCAGGTTCGTGGATATTTACGAAGGGCCGACGCTGGTCGCGCCAAAATACTGGCAGTACAGCGCAACGCTGGAATTATGGGAACGCCCTTTACCGCCTTCTGGCTGGGGGAATTACCCGGAATGGCTGGCTGGCCAGTCGTTACTGGATATTGCGCTAAACAGAGAGTGGCCGAAGCATGACAATTCTTGAGCGACTATATGCCAGCAGCGGATCGGAGGTTATTCACGATACGCTGCAGATATCAGCAGGCGATGATAACTACTGGCTAACCAGTGGCTGGGATGACGTTTCCGTGACGCTGGAAAATGGTCAGCCGGTGACGTTTGATGCCAGCGCGATAGATATCGCCTTACCAGCCAGGAACGCCGACGGGACACAGGATTTAAAGTTTGCTATCAGCAATATTGACGGACGGGTTTCAGAGGCGATCGATAAAATTCTGGATGAAATGAAATCAGCCACGCTGACATTCCGGCGGTACATTTCATCCGATCTGTCTGCTCCGGCATCATCACCGTATACTCTCGATATTAAATCCGGCTCCTGGACCCCGACAGCAGTTCAGGTCACGGCAGGCTATATGAATGTCCTCAAAACAGCCTGGCCCCGTAAACGTTACAACCTCGCCGAGCATCCGGGCTTACGTTACTAACCTGAGGCAAATATGTTTAATCCTGATAAATACCGTTCTGTTAAATGGCAGAAGGGCGGTAGAGCCTACCCGCTACTCGACTGCTTCGGCATTGTGAATGAAATACGCAGCGACCTGGGGCTACCTGAATGGCCTGATTTTGCAGGTGTGACCAAAGACGGCGGGGGCCTCGACCGGGAGGCGAGAAAGCTGATGCTTTCGCTGAAACGTTGTGACCCCTGTGAAGGTGCCGGAGTGGCCTGCTATTCGGGTTCAACGGTTTCCCATGTTGGGATCGTTGTGATGCTCGATAACCAGCTGCAGGTCGCGGAATGTAATCCAGGGTCGGGGGTTACGTTTCTGCCACTGGCGCGATTTATCCGCCGCTTTAACCGCGTGGAGTTCTGGCAATGACGATAAAGTTTTACCCGTCCCGGCTACCGGGTGAACCCCTTGAAACGCACGAGCATGGTGTGCTGACGCTGCATGAGTGGATGTGCAGAAATGTCCCGAGCTATTCACAGGATAAAACTCATCCTGTCGTGATCGAGCTGAACAGCCAGGCAGTCCCCCCGGCGGAATGGCCGTTATGTTTGTTGCGGCCAGACAGCGACGTGCGGATATATCCCATTCCGTATGGAACGGGTCTTGAAATTGCCGCGTGGGTTTCGGTGGCCGTATCCATTGCGTCTACGGCCTACGCATTATTCTTTGCCCCAAAACCAGAGCTGGGTGGCTTTTCATCAAGTAACGCTTCATCGCTGGATCTGACTCCAGCTAAAGCCAACACAGCGAAGCTTGGCGATCCCGTTAGAGAGGCTTTTGGGCGAAACCGGATTTACCCGGATTACCTGGTGCAGCCGGTAACGCGATTCGACCCCGCTGATCCCACCAGAATGACGGTAGAAATGTTTGTCTGCCTTGGATATGGGCGTTTCTCCTATACCGGTGGAGATTTTCGGGTAGGAGAAACTCCGGCGCTGACCTTAGGCGAGGGCTTTTCATATACCAGCTATGGGCCCGGCGATAATGTGGCCGGGGATCGTCGCAGCGAGATATGGTTCAACTCAACGGAAGTTGGGGGAACGTCGAGCGGAAGCGGCCTCGATATGGCTCAGACTGCCCCTGAAGCCAGTGATATCGTTGCTGATGCCATGACCGTCAGCGGTGCCTCTGTCTCGTTTTCTGGCCTCGATGTCGATGATGATAATGATGAAGACGAGGATGAGAACAAACTTCCCCCTGGCTGGGTCGCCGGTGCAATTGTCACCCTGAAAGCGCCAGTGAATTATCAGGTATCCATTGAGGGCGGTTTTAACGTGCTGACAGGAGACGTCGTGTCAGAGATTGCGCCATGCAGCGGAATGCCTGTCACCCTAACGTTTAACGGTACTGACTATGACCTGCAGATCGCCACGTATACCCCTCACCAGGACGCCGTTCCGGGAACAGGGGGAGCGACTGCGGTACTACGCGCCAGTGCGTCGCCGTCAACGTATGACTTTACGACAACCAGCCAGACCTTTGCTCTGACCTGGCAGGGTATCACCTATACCATATCTCTGGTCGCCAACTACGGCACAATGTCTGGCTTGCTCGCAGCGATTAATGGCGGGTTGAATGGTTCGGGGCTCATTGCTCAGGATGATGGCGGCGTGATACGTATCGTCGAGATCTCCAGCCCCTGGCGTGGCGGTTCCATTACGTCATCTTTCCTGCCGGCGTCAGTATTTGGTGACGGCCCGGTATTTACTGCTGGTGCAGCCTCCAGCGGCGGAAGCCCTGCGGTAACAGCCAGCGTGACGCTGGCATACGATTCTGGCACTGCCTTTTCCGGATTGCCGGAAGGAACCCAGCGGATTTCCCTGGCGCATCGTGGCAACGAATACCAGATAGCGTCTACTGATGGCCCCTCTGCGACCGTACAGCGTGTGGTTAATGGTGTCATCGACAGCACCTGGTCAGGCTTTATGAACCGTACCGTCGTGGATTTTGCCGCGTCTGGTATTAACGATAATGAAACCTGGCTAGGCCCCTTTCTGGCCTGCCCGCAAAATGAAGTTGTGGACGCCTTCGAGGTCAACTTTGCTTTCCCAAACGGAATTTGCGGGTTCCAGAACAACGGGAATAAGCGGGTCCGCCATGTCGAGTATGAAATCCAGTATCGCGTTTATGGTTCCGGATCAGGGTGGACGAGTAAGCCAGGGGTTTACGCGCTTAAAAACATTAATGGCCTCGGTTTTACAGAGCGTTTTGATCTGTCCTCTCCCGGGCTGGTGGAGGTTCGATGCCGCCGCCGTAACGAGCAGGGGAGCAACAACGCGAGAGACAGCATGTTCTGGCAGGCGCTCAGAGGTCGTTTGCTTTCCCGTCCGACCTCCTACGCTGGGATATCAACAATAGGGATCACGGTTGAAACCGGCGGCCAGCTGGCGGCGCAGTCAGACAAGCGTGTGAGTGTTGTCGCCACGCGGAATTATGATGGCGGTGGTGACAGGTCAATCAGCGGTGCGTTCCTGCATCTTGCCCGCAGTCTGGGATATCGCGACGACCAGATCGACATTGCGGCGCTCAGTACGCTGGAGGCGACCTACTGGACGCCAAGGGGCGAATATTTTGATCACCAGGCAAGCAGTGACAGCACGTCAGCAAAGGATATTTTCGACAAAATTGCAGAGGCTGGCATGGGGTATTTTCTGCTGTCTGACGGGTTGCTTTCTGTCGGGAGAGAGGGCGTCAAAAGCTGGACAGGTATCATTACTCCTCAGGATACCGTCGAGGAAATGCAGACGTCATTCAGGGTCCCGTCGGAGGATGATTTTGATGGCGTGGATGTGAAATATATCAACCCTGTGACCTGGGCGGAGGAAACCGTACAGTGCCGGACGCCGGAAAATCCTTTTCCGCGCAAAACGGAGGCATACACCATTGATGTTGCCATGACTGCAGATCGCGCCTGGCGTATCGGGATGCGTCGGTTAATGAAATATCTCCACCAACGCCGAACGTATACGGCTACGACTTCGATGCTGGGATGGTGTCATGACTTCGGTGATCACATCATTTTGTCCGACGACATTCCAACCGGGAAAACCCAAAGTTGCCTGATTGACGCGATGATTTACGACTTCCAGGAAATCACGCTGCACGTCACGGAGCCACTGGACTGGAGCTACGCGAATCCTCGCTGCTGGATTCAGTTTCAGGACGGTCGACCATCATCGCGAATGCTCACGCCGCAACGGGTAGATGATTTCACGCTGACGGTGCCGTACAACGACGACCTGCATCCCGGCGACTGGATTATGGACGACCCAGATATTGATCTGCCGAAGTTATTGTTCTGCGACAGTGAAAAGGGTGCGCGGCATGGGATAGTCCAGGAGGTTGCCCCATCAGGTGACAGCAACTGTCAGATTACTGCACCTGAATATAAAGAAATTTTCTACCAGTACGACGACGCCACATACCCCGGCGACGTCGCGTAATACCCCATAACAACCCCTAATTAACTCTTTTCGCTCAAACCCTCGTTTGGGCGAACGCCTTTTTTGGAGCAAAAAACATGGCCTTTAACCCGGAGCTGGGGAGCACATCTCCCGCTGTGTTGCTCGATAACGCCGAGCGCCTGGATAAGCTGGTCAACGGGCCCGCCGCAGATGTTCCCGATCGTGGTGGTGATCCTCTTTATTCATGGCGCCAGATGATGGCTAAGAATGACGAAGTTCGGCAGAACCTGATCCCTCTCAGTAAGCAATATATGACGCTGGCAGCGGCGCAGGCGGATATCGCGAATATCCCCGAGGGGAGCACCACGTATTACCGCAGCCCGGACGACAGCGCGCTCGCAATCGAGGTGATGAACGTTGGCGGGACGCTGCAGCCTACCGGGCGAAAAATGCCTTCTCAGCAGGCTGTAGACCAGATCAGGAAACAGATTAACTACGACGCTGTGCAGATCCTTAAAAGCGCCTATGACGAAGACGGCAATGTTTACCTTCTTCTCGATGAGTTTGGTGAGCTTTTTATTGCTAGCCTAGGTCCGGTTTCAGTTCAGGAAAAGTTCAGAAAGCTGGATGCGCTAATTCATAAAGACCGCGCTGCTAACCTGCATGAGTTCACGGACAAAAATGCAAACGTACCCGCTTTTATTGATGAACTGGGTGATTTGTATATCGCTGGCCTGGGTCCCTTTTCTGTTGCGCAAAAAATCAGAGCCATCGAATCTTCAATTGTTAATAACGATAAACATGACATAACGCACCAGTACGATTTCAACGGGCGTCTGATTTCCTTTCAGGATGCTTTTGGGGAGGTGTTTATCCCCGGTCTTGATAAATCAGTTCAGGAGTCGATAAAGGGGATCAGGGAGAACTACCAGCGTGACCGTGCGCCGCATATTCGCCGCCTGACGGATGCGCAGAACCGGGCGCTTGAATTTACTGATGAGGATGGAAGTTATTATCTGAAGGGGTTTGGTGGAAAATCGCTGGAGGAACATTTTAACTCGCTTAAAAAGCGCGTTAACACGCTGTATAAGGCGAAAGCGATTTTTGATGCCTGGCTGGACTTTGGTATTGACTGGAATGGTAACGAATCTGTCTCCCTGCAGCTGCAGACCGCAGTCAACTATGTAAGCAAGCTGCCATATGGTGGCGAAATCGTTTGTCGCCCTGGCGTGTATCGCCTGCATACCTATATCACTGCAAAACCTAACGTGACGATCCGCTGCGTTCCAGGCGCGGTATTCATGCCGATGCTGGCGAATGCCGCGTTTTATTACCGTTCGCCGCAGGAAATCTACCTCGAAAACTTTAACCTGATTGATGTCGAGATTGACGGGTCAGAACAGCACTCCCCGTCTTATGACGTGGGGGCAAAGGGAACATACCTGCAGTATTTCCGGCAGTGTATGTTCCTGCGCTGTAACGTTCACGACACCGGGGCCACTGGTATCGGGAATGATTATCCTGACAGGTCTTTTGTTCTGGATTGCCAGACGGATAACTGCGGACGCCTGGCACCAGACGGCAGTGGCGGCGCTTCCGGCATCGGGATCGGCCTGGGTGCCATGCAGGACGAGCCCTTGATAGTGGCGCGCACCATTAACCGCAACAGCAAAAACTTCGGCATTTTCTTTGAGCAGCAGCGTCTGTCAGGGCCAGGGCAACCCTACGTTTCCCGGCAGATTATCGTGTCCGATGCCGTGTGTACCGGAAACGGGAATGGCTTCGGCGACTGTGGCGCATCCGGACTGGTGGTGGTCAACGGCCAGTTCAATGACAACCTCAAAACCGGTATCAGCATTGATGCAGGAACGTTAGCTAACAACGGTATTGCTCCCCGCCCGGGTAAGAATGGGCTGATGCTGAACTGTCAGGCCGAGCGTAACGGGGTGACCGGGCTCCATTATGACTCGACCAAAATTCAGGCCGATGGCGGCTATTCATTCTCCGACATGCACATCAACGATAACGCCCAGGATGCGATTTTAATCGAGGCTGGCACTAACACCCTGGCGGATGTTCGCTTTGACAATATGGACATCAAAAATAACGGTCGTTATCCGGTGAATGTTGCCAGCGGCACCTTTACCGACCTCGACTTCACGAATCTCCGCATGCTGCGAAATGGCGGCGATACCGCGTTTAAGCTGGACGGCAATATCACGCGGGGCACGATTCATGATTGTAAGCTTCGCTCACAGAATGGCGCTGCAGCGATTACCGGCGCAGGGACTATCAGCCATTTCGACATCGCCGAAAACCAGTACACCGACACCAACAGCAATCCCATCAATCTCACCGGCACACTGACTAATGTCACTTACGGCCGCAACCCAGGACTGGAGTAATTATGTCTTTAAAAACCGTATCCAATATGATTTATCAGGGTGATATCGCTGACCTGCCACCGCTGACGGCCCCGATGCCGCGAGGGGGCGTTTACTATGCCGACCTGGTGAACAGCCTCTTTGTCAGCAAGCCGGATTCAAATTTCTCGAAGAACCGTAATTACGCCACGGCCCTCTCTTTCACCCGTACCACGCTGGCATCCTTCATCAGTGCCGCAGGGAATCTCGAATATGCGGCCATCAATACACCACGTATCGATCGCCATCCGGCGACCAGAAAGATTCTGGGTATGCGGGTGGAGAACTCGGCGACGAACTATGCACTGAGTGCGCTCGATCAGACAGCCGCGAACTATGTGCCGTCGGGCCTGACGGTATCCGCGCCAGCAGCCGGGTGGTGTACCCTCACGGAAAGCACCATGAATGAAGCGCATGTGCTCATGGATAACCAGAGCACGATTGATCCGACCCTGTATAACGTGGTGTCCCTGTTTGCTAAAGCCGGGTCAGCACAATACCTGCAGATTCAGGTTTTAGGCGCCGGGGCTCAGGCGTTCGCTAACTTTGACGTACGCAATCAGAAGGTTACCAAAATGGGCCGTCTTGCCGTCAGGGCCAACATCTTCCAGGGTTTCAATGAGAGCGCCCGGTGTGTGTTATGTGTGAAAGGAAGCGGGAATACTGTCGGCTCGGTTAAATACAGCCTGATTAACGATCCGCTGGCAGAGCCGGATGTCGCCTACGTCGGAACCGGGCGAACCATGCAGGTCAGTCTGATGCAGATCGAGAAGAACACCTATCACGCCAGCTCCGCGTTCTTTCCTGATGGCGCGGTAGGTGGCACTGCCAGCGCGAACCGCCAGGCAGACGCCGCCCGTCTGCTGGATATTCCTGCGGGCGTGAAATCAAATTTCTCTGTGTTTGTGAAGGGGATAATGACCCCTGCGGCACTCGGCAATGCTGGCGGCAATATCCTGTTCTCTCTGCTGAATAACACGGCACTGAAATACGTTGGTTTCGGTCTGGGCGCGGCTGACAGCTCCAATGCGTTCCAGTCCCTGGCTGCGCATAACATTAACGCCGGTAGCACGCTGGCGGGCATTCCGTTTACAGGGAAAATGTTTTCACAGTATGGCGAATATGCACTGATGATCACCCTGAACAACGGCGTTCTCAAGGTCTATTCCGGTATGACTGATAACCCGGAAACTCTGCTGACTGGTTGTCCGGCATTTGATTACGTCATGCTGGGCAGAAACAGCTCGGTTTCTGGCTCTACAGTGTCAAATTCTAGCTTCTGGGGCGGCTGGTTGCAGAAAGCCGTACTGTTCGATTCGGCGCTGAGTGACGCGGATATGATTGCGCAATTTGATTTGCTCTCTTAAAAAAGCGCCATGGATGGCGCAGTTTTAGCATGATGCAATTGACATATTCCTAATTTATGTATTAAAAGGTGTATATTTGTAAACTTTTCTGTTTTTATCATGGCGGTGGGTAAAGCAAGATGAAGTATGTCGAAGAGCTTGAAGGATTGCGCGGCATAATGTCTTTATGGGTTGTTATAGGGCACTCGTTGGGTTGTTTACCACAATTTAGCGGAGGCGTATCACCAACGCTGTATAACATATTTGCAGTTGATGTGTTTATCATACTTAGCGGATTTGTAATTTTCTTTATGATAAACACGAAAAAACAAAATTACGCAGAATATATTACGCAAAGGGCATTTAGAATATTCCCTATATACTTACTTGCTACCCTTGCCAGCATTTTGTTAATTGGTTTTACCAAGGACATGTTTTCATTAATCCCGAGCGGCGCATTAACACAAGGTAGAATAAATACCATAAATGCGTTTCTTGAAAACCCAATCCCGCACGTAATGTCACATATTACCCTGTTTCAGGGCCTCATCCCTTCTTCAATCCTTCCATTCGCCGCCAATACCATAATCGGTCAGGCGTGGAGTGTTTCTATCGAATGGCAGTTTTATATCATAGCTCCCTTCATTTTCATATTGATGAAGATGAACAAAAAACCATCCTTAAATATTTACCTTTTTTTGATGGTTTTTTCCCTTGTGGCAATGGGAATGATTTTAAAGAATGGTGCTTTCATAAGCAGTAAGTTACCAATGTTTTTTGTTGGCTTCCTGTCATTCTTCTTTTACAGGGATTACTCAGATAAATTCAACAGGCAAGAACTCATCACTATATATGCAGTAATTATAATCCTGAGCACTTTAGTTCTTAAGGGTGAAGCAATGGCTATTGTTATTTGGTTTACAGCCCTGTTTTCAACACTGATATCAGCTGTTAATCAACAAAAGAGTTTCATTTCGAAAGTATTAACTAATAAGTATATATTGTATATAGGGAAGATTTCTTATTCCATCTATATGGTGCATATGATCGCAGTGGCGGTATCTATATACGTTATTCATAAAATCTCAGTCTTTAACTTTGCATGGTATATTTCTCTTCCTTTAATATCAATTGCAATAACCATTGCAATCTCAGTGATAACATATAACACAATTGAAAAGCCTTTCATAAAATTAGGTAGAAAAATAAGTTCTTATATAGCGCATGCGAAGGTAAATAAAGTGATGTAAGTTATGGGGCTGTCAAATGGCAGCCCTGATTCATATTAAAGAGTATATAGATTACCTTTTTCTCTTTCCAAAGGGGAGTTTCTGTTTTTTTACATCCTTTATATATGAAATAAGAAAATAAACAGCAACAAAAAAAAGGACAAATGCACCTATTATTAAAATAGTGACTTTCATGATCACTTTCCTCGCCCATGGTATATAAGAATTTCAGATTACACCAAAAGTGAGAAATATCCTATATGGCATTTTGATGAAAAATCAAGAGAAAAAATCCGTAATGAACGAAAAACAATACCTCACTACAAACTTCGACCGGGTGTTGTGCAAACTGTACCGTCTCGGTCGAAGCGTATCAGAACTGGTTTAGCCGCTGCCATTGAGCAGGAGAGTACCGGTGCACCTGATCGATAGCTGTACACTGTATTAATCAAGTAACTCAATAACAATTATTCATATAATAACAGTGTTTATCGGAAGGCAGATCATGTTTCGACAGTCAGGAATTGCAGCTGCTTTCAGCAAGTCCATTTTGCGTAGTCCCAATGTGTTCCAGTCCCTTGCTGGGCACAACATTAACGCCAGTAGCACGCTGGCGGGGATTATGTTTACAGGGGAAATGTTCTCTCAGTACGGTGAATATGCGCTAATGATTACCATGAACAACAGGGAGCTGGAGGTATACAGTGGCATTACCGATAACCCGGAAACCCTGCTGACGAGGTGTCCGACCTTTGATTACGTCATGCTGAGCAGAACCGCGCCGTTTCTGGCTCTACGGTGTCAAACTCAGGCTTCTGGGCGGCTGGCTGCAGAAAGCAGCACTGTTCGATTCGGCGCTCAGTGACGCGGATATGATTGCGCAGTTTGATTTATTATCTTGATATAAGATTAGGAACTATCCTGACATCATTTAATGAAGTCAGGATACGGTGCATCAATTGAGTACTATATTTGAGTTTTCTACTCTATATTGACCGTTTGAGTTATTAGCTATGTGATGCAATAAGTCCAAACGCCTACCCCATAAATCATTAACTGAAAAATAACCAAAATCAAGATTTATTATTTCATCTTCAGCAATGAATTCATTTGCATTTTTATCGGAAACAATGACGCATAAGATAAATGCCAGAACATAGTTTTCATTTAAAATCCATTTGGTCAGGGATATTGCAAGTTTCTTTCCATGGTTGAACTCTATCATCTCACCAACTTCTCCTTCATGAACTATATATGTTCTGATGTTATCGTATATTATATCAGCGAAATCTACAGATTTAGTTTTTCCGGGGTACCTGAACTTAGGGAGTATAACAAAGCGTCCAAGCGCAATGATGCTAATTAGAGCCTCGTTTTTTCTTATAAATGTTCTTATTCTATGTCCGACCCCACCACCATATTCTTTATTGGCAGTTGAATCTATAGCTGGCATGATATTTATCAGTGCAGATGTCATGTCGTTTTGCTTGTGGTCAATTAATGCTTTCTTTACTAATTTACCTATAGAGGTTGATTTTTTCATCTATTTGTCCTTGCTATTGGGTTTTAAATACTCATGTCAAAATAAAATATTCATAAGTATCGTTATAATGATGTATATGAATATTGCTTAATGCTCACTAGTTAATAACAATATTTTTGTTTTTACAATTCTTTTGAGCATCTAAAAAAGCTTATAAAAGGAACCTTAAAAAGGTTGTTAGTTATCAATTAGATGAGTAAATGTTTTGGTTTGGAAGCATAGCTACATATGGCATAAGTATTTGAAAGGGATTATGAGTTAACTTTAGAGCGCACCCGAGCCGGGTTAGCCGCTTCGAGGGGGCAGGTGAGAGTAGGCGGCCGCCGCTGGGTAATGACCACTGAGGTTGTGGAAAGACGCCGCAGGATGCTGGTTACGGGTGCTACCCGGCAGAAGGTAGCCGATGTGATAGGTGTAGACGTGAAAACTATCTACAATTACCTGCCTGCTTCTGAATAATCATTATGTTGCGTCGGTGCGCCTGATCGATAGCCGGAACCTGTATTGATAAGATCTCTCAATGAATCTACTGTATATAAAAACAGTATTTCAGGAGGTGAAATTATGCCGCGAAGCTCAGATATCGAAATAGCCTGGCGTCAGGCAATTGTCATTGAGCCTAATGGCCGCCGCACTGTGACAACGTCTGGTTTTATCCGGGAACTTGCAAAAGTTAACTGGCACTGGTCGCCACGCCAGGCTAACCAGTGGATAGAGCACTATGTGACGACATTCCGGGATGTCTCAACGCAGGAAGGCGATGAGCGCACGTTCCAGTTATACAACCCGAACGGAGGGCTATAACGTGGGATTTCCGTCGCCAGCTGCTGACTATGTTGAACGGCGTCTGACCGTTGATTCACTCTGCGGTACCGGCCCCAATACTCGGATAGTACAAACAGAAACCGGCTATACCGTAGTGGATTGCGCCGTAAAACCAAAGCAAGGAGATACCGTTTTAATTCAATACGGCGGCGGCACTGACTTTGCAAAAATTATGGGCCGGGCATTTATTACACGAGACGGTGAAGCGCTGGAAGGTGAGGCCCTGGATGATGTTACAGTTGTCGGGGTAGTGACATTCGTTATCAATCGGATAGGGAAGGATGATGATGATTATCCAGTAATATGA